TAGGTACATTTCAGTCTACTCTTACAGATCTGAAGTATCTACGTAAGATATGGAAAACAAATACTGAAGAAGAACGCTTGCTTGGTGTTTCATTAACTGGTATCATGGATCATTATGTACTGTCTAAAACAACTGATTCAAAGATTTGGTTACAAGAGATGAAACAAGTGGCAATAAAGACTAACAAAGAATATGCAGATGCTATTGGTATACCAAGAAGTACGGCTATCACTTGTGTAAAGCCAAGTGGTACTGTGTCTCAGTTGACCGATTCTGCATCAGGTATTCATGCTAGACACAATGATTTCTACATCAGAACAGTACGTGGGGATAACAAAGATCCCTTAACACAATTTATGAAAGAAGAAGGTATTCCTGCAGAGCCTGACGTTATGAAGCCTGACAGTGTTACCGTGTTTTCTTTTCCAATGAAATCTCCTAGTGGTGCTATCACTAGAACTGAGATGAGTGCAATAGAACAACTAGAACTTTGGAAAGTCTATGCACTTAACTGGTGCGAACACAAGCCGTCTGTGACTATTACTGTAAAGGAAGAGGAATGGATGGAAGTTGGTGCGTGGTTGTACGATAACTTTGATATAGCGTCGGGTGTATCGTTTCTTCCATTTGCCGATCATACGTACCAACAAGCTCCTTATCAAGACATAGAAGCTGATGACTATCTAGAGTGGCAAAGCCGTGTGCCTGCTTCTTTGGATTGGACTAAGTTTTCTAAGTATGAAAAGGAAGATAACACGAGCGGTACTCGTGAATTGGCTTGCACTGCAGATGCCTGTGAAGTTGTAGACTTAGGTGCAAACTGATGATTGAAGTACCAATCAGCGAGGATTACATGCGTCATGCGAGGGAAAAAGCTTCTACTGTGGGCATATTGCAGGGAAGTATTACAGGTGGCACTAGCAATGTTGTGGGTGCGATAGGCGAGGTAATCGTAGCTGATATCATTGGGGCAACTGAAGCAAATACATATAACTATGATTTAGTGAAAGATGGGAATCGTATCGACGTTAAGACTAAACGTTGTAACACTAAGCCACAGTCTAACTATGATTGCTCGGTTGCATCTCATGGTACAAAACAAGACTGTGATAGTTATGTGTTCGTGAGGATACTGACCGATCTCAGTAAAGCTTGGATACTAGGTAGCATTAGTAAACAAGAGTACTACGCTAAAGCTACTCGATATAAGAAAGGTCAAGTAGATCCAAGCAACGGCTTTACGTTTAAAGCTGATTGTTATAACTTACCTATAAGTGAATTAGAGCCGATCAATGAAATCAAAGGTGAAAGCGAAACTGTTCTCGTTAGAAGCGTTTCTTAATAAGGATGGAAATGTTGAGATACTCTACGATGCAGTAGATCCAAATGAATTTGAGAAGACCATGAACTTAGGTCTTCCCATGTATGAAGGTACAAATAAAGTAACTCAGTTGATAAAGTATCTGAAGTCTATGGCACAAGAGATCATGGATAAATCTGGCAGGTACGTGTGATGGAGTGGTGGCAAATTTGGTTACTAGTAGCTATCACTATCAACACCACTATCAATACAATTGTTTTCTTCAGAGGTCGTAAGATAATGAGAAAGAGGGATAAACCTACTTCTTCCCCATCATAGCAAAGTCCTTGCCTGATATTTTACCGTCTTTGTTTTTATCTAGCTTAGTTTGACCACCGTACATCATTCCCATGTCCATGTTTGAACTCATCATGCCTGATTGATTAGGCTTTATGTTCTTTTCAGCCATACCGCCCATAGCCATCTTCTGTACTTTGCCACCATACATCATAGGCTTTCGTACATTACCACCGTACATCATGCCTTTACGTTGTCCGTTAAAGTAAGTCTTCATTCTTTATCTCCTTAGTTTACTTGGTTTCTTTGTGTTGGGTACACTACGCCCATTGACTTCCAATAATTTTCTTCATTGTAGCCAATATCGTGAGTTATTCCTGATATATTTTTTATAGCGTTAGCTGAGAACTTTATCATTGCTCGTACAAAGTAGTCAGCATCAGCTTCTAGTACCTGTGTAGGATCATTCATTAGATTTAAGATAGTATTTGATACTCTCTCATCGTTCATTATTGTATTCAGAATAGCTCCATCTGCTAAAGCTGCATATCTTATAGCCATCTCTGCCATAACATACTCTGTACTAACCATACCTCTAGCTATGTTAAAAGCTTTTGACAAAGTATTGTTTAAGGTGAAAGCTGGACTAGGTCCTCCTAGCTTTGCTTTACCGCCTATATCTGAGCCTTGCTTTGCTCTGTCTAAAACACCTCTTGCATCCATTTTCGTAGAGTGTCTGTACATGGATATGAGAACTTCTCTTTGTTCAGAGCTTACACCCGCCGCATCCATCAACGCATTAAACTTTTCTGATTGTATGGATAAGGCTGTCCTTGTACCATCTTCTGCTAAATCATCAGCACCAGTAAGTAAGGCATAAGGTACTTCAGGAGTTTCGTAAGAACTTACAGGTATGTTTTGTCCGTTGTAAAACTTGAATGTTGCACCATTCTTAGACTCTCCCCCAGAGTATCTTAGTATGTCAGTCACAAGAGTTTTTAATACTTTTTGACTTTGCTCAATTGTCATTTCGCCTGCATCAACTAATCTATTTAAATCTTCAATATAAAGGTCAACAGAGTTAGGATCTCCTTTCATTATGACATCTTCAAAGAAAGAATCACCTGACATGTTTTCTTTATATAATCTACTCTTTTGATACACATCACTTTGTTCTACTTCCATTTGTTTTACGGCCGCACTCTTAGTGACTTGAGCTTCTTGGTCTACTAATTTAAAGAATTGTTTGTGAGTTTCTTTAAACTTCTTAGATGACATAATAGCATTAGTTACGCCTTCTTCTGCCTTAAGCATTGCTTTAATATCAAAAGCAGGTAGGGGTACAGTTTCTAACTCGCCAGTATTTTTATTAAGTTTTCTAACGTTGACTGTTATTAAGTCTTCCATTGCAGTTATGTACTCTTCGTAGTTTTTAAATTGAGTAGGAAGAGGTATTGCTTTGGGAATATTAAATCCTTCAGTATCTTGAACTCTTATGTTACCTGTTTTCATTTTATTTAAATCTATAGCTTCTCCATTCTTTATTTGATCAGCTACATTAAACATACCTTTTGTTTGTATGAACTTACTATACATCAAAGACTGTAGGGTTGAACTCAAAGCCTTTAGACCTGCTACACCATCAGGCGTGGTTATATCAAACACAGGCTCTACCATTCCACTTAATTGTTCATTTGTAGGCTCTAACAGTTTACCATCAGGACCTTTGACTAAAACATTAGCAGGTAGCTGTTCTGATGTAGAAGCAAAAGTTGATATAAGTCTTTTCATTTCTCCTTGTACAAATGATGCTGTTCTATCCGTCGGACTTACAATAGCATTGATCAGAGGGTCAAATAACTTGTTTATATTACTTTTAGTTATTGTTGTCTCTTGTCCATCAATCCCTAAAAATTTTATAGGACTACCTTTTGAAGCTTTCTCTATTTGATCACCTATAGTGTTTTCATCAAATCTTTGCTTCTCAAGCCGAGCTACATTTCTTGCTCGCACTACATCGTTGTATGTATCAGCATCTACTGAGTTACCCCATGTTCTAAAGTCCTGATCAAGTAGTGCTACCATTCGTACGCCTAATGAGCTTATATTAGCATTTGCATTTTTTGAAAACATTTGAAATGACTGACGTAGCTTTTCAAATTCTAAAGGTGAAGCTAAGAATCCAAAGTCATCTGCAGTGAATGCCAAGCCTTCCTTTTGCACCATGTATTGTAGTAGCTGAAAGTTACTCATTGTATCAGCTTCACTTAAGCCAAATTGTCCTCTTACTGCAGGATTAGACTGAGCTTGATCTTTAAAATATCTGTACAAATCTGCACCTGATTCAAAGGGTGTATCATCTTTAGTCAAGGTAGAGTTCATTATATCTATTATACCCTGATCATTGAAGACTTTCATAAGACCTCGTTTTGCTCCGCCTTCTATGTTACTCATTAACTGCCTACCTGCTGAGTTACCAAGTAAAGGTGAAGTTCTAGGATTAGATACAATAGACATATCAACACCATAACCTGCCGCAAACTCATCAAACATCTTGAATATGTTATCCCCAGTGTTTACAAAGTCTATGGTTTGAGATGGGTCTATCTTATTATAGGCAGCAGATATTTTAGCTTCTGAAGCTGACCTTATTATTTTTGCTGTTTTTATAACTTTATTGTTTGAATTGTCTATGTTTTGAATTTGATTTGATGACAATGATAGTCGTTTGTTTGTATCCTCTAAAGTATCTAATAATCCATTTACTAGTTGACTTGATGTTTGTTTTTGTTGATAGATTTCTGTAGGAAGTCCAGTAAATTGATTTGTCAGATAAGACTCAGCTTTAGCTTTTAGCTTTAGTAAATTAGCTAGACCTGTGTCTACTGCGTCTCCTTCAGTCCACATATTTAATATATCATCGTTTTGAGGATTCTGTAACTCTTTAAGAAAGTTATCAATTTGAATTATATCTTGTTGCAATGATTTGGTAAAAGCAAGTTTTTGATTTTTAGCAGCAGACTCATACATACGGGAAGTTTGTTTTAGTCTCTGTATAACTTCGGGTGCAACTCCTTCTGCTGTCTCTAATTTAAGTATATCTGCTTTTAAACTTTCAACAAGTGAAGAAAAATTATTCAACCTTTCTTCGCCGTAAGTTTGATTGTCTATAGCTGATGTTACGCTTTTCTTAAATTTTAATATGTCTGATTTCTTGAAATCTAAATTTTCTAGTTTAACGTATTGAGATATGCCGTGAAATACATTAATACCTGCTGAATCAGCTAAACTCAATGTCAGTTTATCTTGTATACCTTTTCTAAATTGATCTGGTATACCTTTTGTTATATTGTAAATATCCTGCACAGATTCTAACATAGTTTTTATCATGGCATCTGCTTGAAATTTAGGAAGATCCCTAGCCCTTTTTGTGAATTCATCTATGGTTCTTATGGCTGTGGTATCTAAGTTCAATGTGTTCTTTAGATCGTTCAAGCTTCTTAAATCTGGATTGACTAGCATACCTTTAGCGTAACCCATCAGAGCTATGTTAGCTATGTTTTCAATTCCAATCTTAACTTGAAAAGCTTTGTTTTGGATAACATCTTCTAAAAGAGGTACTTTGAAATAAGGTTCGGTTAGATTAAACAGTCTCCTAACACCTCCAAATAAAAGATAACCACCTACTGCTACACCTTCTCCCATAGCTCCCATTTGTGGATTTTCTTCACTTGCAAATGCGTTTCTTCCAACACCTTGAATCATACCTATTGTTAAGTCTTGTCTAGGATTCAAGCCGACTAATAAAGCGTTTGCTCCTGCTACTTTGTACATTTGGTAGTTTCTTTTATTTTTTAAGTTAGATATTTCTTTACTTAATTGTTCTGCATAACCCGTGTTCTTACTGGTTCGTGCTTCTATAAGGAGTCTACCTTTTGTATCTATCTCATCTTGTATAGATCTTATTCCAGCTTTTACATTTTCATAATTAAATTTATTGTTTACAGTATTAGCTATTCTATTTGCAGAAAATTTAGCTAATCTACCTTCGTTCGTATTCAGTAGCATTAATTCTTTTGTAGCATCTTTTACGGAGACATTGTGAGTAAGGGCATATTGTTTAGATCGTGCTAACTTATTATCTATTGTATCTATTTTGTATGGTACATTATTTCCGTATTTTCTTTTGTGCAACAGTCTCTGTGTACCATTTATACCATCAGATATTCTTTTGGCAGCAACGACAGGTGCTGTTAGTACTTTGTAAGCTGCCCCGCCTTCTGCTACAAATGTTGCAACTTGTTCAAAGAATCCCATTTTATCAAAGGCGTACTCAAACACATTATTGGCAAACTGAGGAGTTACAAAGTTCTTTTCAAAAACTTCTACACCGTCAACATTTATTTTCTTATTGTACCCTTTTCTTTCAAACTCTTGAGGGGACATAGTTTTACGCAAGTCATCACGTATTATATCGTTGAGTATTCTGTGCTTGTCTGTATCAGGTAGAATCTCGGAAAGCTTACCACTATTCCTAAAATCAAATAACTCTTTTTCTATAGTGGGTGAAAGCCATGTATCTCTCTCTGGATCTCCTATACCTGTGAGTCCTTTTAATTTTTGGAAAGCACCATCTACAAGTTGTGGTAAATAAAATCGAATACCTTCATTCAAAAAGCCAACAGTATCGTATGTTCTTCTAGCAAGGTTAGCACCAAAAGTAGGTCTGATTGATCTAGCTATTGATTTTTGTATCCTAACATCCATAGGTGCATCACGTTGGGTTTTAAACCACTCCATAAAGTCAGCTTCTTGCCTAACTTTCTTGTCTAAGACAGTCTTGTTACTGGGGAATACATTCTTCATAAATGTATTTTGATCGCCGTCAGCAGGCATAGTGCCACCGTACTCTACTTCTCCTGTAGCGTAGTTAATTGGGAATGATCCTGTTTCCATGACTCCTGTAGACAATTTCTCACTAGTAGGTACGGCTCTGTCATAATTGTTTTTAAATAGGTCAATTTTTGCAGTTAGTTCTTGTTGATTAGGTAGAATTTGATTTGCTGTGTTAGCAAGGTTTAAAGCTTTATTAGCGTCTATAGCTTCTTTTATTATGTTGTAGTTTATCTTGTTAGGACCTTCAAACATAGTGTTGACGTCAACTTCTTCATTAAGAGCTTTCTTAAAGAAATCATCTTGAACTTGTCGTGGATCAATCTGAACATCTGGAGCTTCTTCTCTTTGAAAGTCAAGTATATTTCTTTTAGGGGCGTCAGGTGTCTCCCCCGGAAATACGTTTTTGACTAAGTCACTCTCTAGAGCTTCAGGACCTGTACTTAAATAATCTGCAACTGTTGCCATTATGGTCTAAAACCTCTCTGTTTTAATTCTTGTGATGTTAACATTCTTCCGTATCTATTTGTATAAACAGGTAGCCCTATAGCTATGGGATCATTTACGTTTGTAGCTCGTACAACTTCATATACTTGTAAGTCTGAATTTGTAGGTCTGTGGGCTTCTACTATTTTTAAATTATAAAAGCGATAATTTATTTTATTCCCATTTTCAACAAACCTATCTCTGTACTGTCTAGTGGCATTGATAGAGCTAGTCATCTGTCTTACTTTTTTGAATACAGGAACTGCTCTTATTGCTCGGATGTTTTTCTTTAGTATAATACTACTACCATCTTCTTTTATATTTGTAAAAACTTCAAGTAAATTATTATTTATAATTAACTGTGATTCTGCATCATTTTTAAAGTCGATAAGTAAAGCTTTTGTAATTTGATTACTCGCAAAGAAAGAAGCTGTGATACTATCTAATGCAGCTTTAAAGTCTCTATCAGATATCCTACCATTTGGATCAAGAGTTCTAGCTCTCTGATACGCTATTGTTATTAAATTAGAAGCTAATTTAGCAGAAGCTATTCTTCTGTCTTTACGTAATATATCATATTCGGTGTTCATCGAATTGACTACTTTACTTCGTTGACCTATCTCAAAAACATCACCAAAATTTTCTGATATGTATCCTAGTGTTCCTCTCACAAGTCCTGTTTCAGATGCCACTATATCAGTTACGATATTCTCAAGGGCTACGGTCGCATTCATCTTGTCGCCCTGTACGCCTATACTATTAATACCAGAGTTTAATGTTGCGATATAATCGTTGAGGTTTACATTTTGTTTTGCTATATCATCAACTTTTAGCTCACCCGCACTTAGTTTTGTTATAGCAGCTTCAATTTGTTCTTGGGCATAGCCTATTTTTCCGGGGTCTTTTTTGATTGAGAAATCATCATTCATAAGCATAGAAACGGTAGCAAATACGTCTGCATCGTCGTCTATTTGTTGGTTCACAATAGTACGACCAATGGCTGCATAATCTTTAGTTCTCAGCGAGTTTGGTGTGTATTTTCCAATCATAGGAACTTGGCTTATTATTGCATTGGCAGCCTTAAAGATTCTATCATTACCTTTTAATAATGTGCCACTACCTGCAAGAGTAAACCCTCCTGATCCTTCTAATGTTTCAAAGTATCCATCATCTTTTAACATGTCAGATGGTTTGTCAAATCCTTTTGCTTTAGAAAATTCAAGTACTTCAGGTGCAAGAGTAACAATGTCGCTTTTATTTGCCAATAAAACTTGGTTATCTGGCAGAGAATTACCTACAGGAGTGTTATCGACAGTCTGAGTAGATGCAACATTCCTAGTTACACTGACATCTTCAGGAGGTTGATTGATAACAGGACCGTGTATGAACGCTTTTATCTCAGGGATGTTGTACAAGTTAGGAAATTTAATTGCGTAGTTATCAGGTCGCTCTTGATACTTACTGTTGCTCTCAGTTACTTTCACTTTTGTTGTCATGTTATCGTGGTTTTCGATGGTAGATTTTATGTCAGATAAGAGTGCTGCTTTTTCTTGAGGGGGTAGATTATTAATATAACCTTGTATGTCTACCTTTTCTGTACCACTTCCAATTGTTAATCCATTTAGTCTACCTAAGAAAGCATTTGCTAAGGGAAGGCTAGTAGTTACATCTTTTATTGTGGCGGGGTACAAATCAATGCCACCATACGATATTCCAGCTTTACCTTTTCCTTCTGCAACTTTATCTAAGCTATCTTTCATAGACTTCAATGCAAAATAATCTTTAGCTATTTGCTGTTCTTCTTCATTTTCAGAATTTAAGTACTTGGTAAATAAACCTTTACTTACCATATCTTTAATTTTTTTGCTGTCTAGTACATCCTTCGCAAACAAAGCTCGACTTGTCTGATCTTTAATGTCTTCCCTGACCATGCCTACAGAGTCATTTAAAAGCTCTGCTACAGATACTCCTGAATTTTCTTTCTTACCATATGCAATATTAAGAGATTGAAGAAAGAATTTTGATTTGATATCTCTAGGGTCTAGTCTTTTCATCATGTCATTAATAAGAATGATACCTGATCCGGGGTTTCTTTCTTCAGCAGCTTTTATTGTATCTTTCATAGTGTTTATGTTTGTGTCAGATAAACCTTCAAATTCTTCTTCGTCGAGTGCTTCTGCCTTTGCATTTAAGGCATAGAATAGATCATTCTGCGTAGGGTTATTATCTCTATATTCAATCAAATCCCCTTTTAGCTCTTCTCCTGTTTCAACATTAACAGGTCTACCCCCGTCGATTTTTACTTTCACAGGACCTTCAAATATTTCACTAGTTTGTTTTATTGGAAAATAGCCATCTATTAATTTCTTAGCATCAGCAGCATTTTTAACACCGTTTACTATTCTGTTTTGTCCTTCAGTTAAGGTAGCCACAGATGCAGTTGTCTTCAGTATTCTAGCAAGAGTAGGATTTTGTGCTAGATAATCTTTGTTGTTAGCTATAAAATTTCGTGCTGCAGTAGAATTACCAGATGTCGTATTTATAATTTGTTGATTATAAGGAGTAACTTCTTTTGGTGCTAAAGACTTTAGAGCTATTGCGTTGTACAAGTCTCTATTTGTTGTAGCCAGTTGTTGTATTCTAGGTTTAAAATAAGAATTAGTTAGGACTGATTGAGCCATATCTTGACTACTAAGTGCTGTATCAATAAAAGTTTGTTGATTTTTTTCAAATATTTCTGCCTGTTTCTTTTTCTTTTCTAAGGCTTCTTTTCTCTGTTGAGTTCTACCCGCCACAAAGAGATCCGTAGCTCCCTTTATTACACCAAATGCAACAGGACTCTTTGCTATTTTAGTAAAAATATCAGCCATCTACTTACCTTTTCTTAAAGTTTCGTTTAATCCTTCTCGTAAGGTTTCAAACATTGCAGGATTATTGTCCTTCATAAGCTTGAAGAAAGACTCATCATCAATTCTATTATCGTTCAGACCCCCATCGTCTTTCTCAAACATTCTGTACGGAACATCTTCTTGTTCAGCTATGTATGCAATGTAAACTCCTAAAGGTCCTTTAGTCAGCAGTCCAACATCCAAAGTGAACTTACCACTCTCAAAGCCATCAATAACCCAAGTCTCTACAATATGCTCTATGGATACTCCTGCTACCAATAGCTTCATCATATCTTCTTTAAATCGAGGATCTTCTAATCTGTCAGTAGCTTCTTGTAGCACAACTTCTGGATCTGTATGTTGAGGGGGATTACCCCATGCCCATTTCTTATTGTCTACAGTAAGGGAAGTTCCCGGAATAGCTTGTGCAAGAGGATCTTTCGCTTCTATAGATCCTGATCGTACATTTGTCTGTGTTCTTAATTGATCCATTATATTACCTTACGCTGTTGGTACACCCGTTGTTTTATACGAAGCAGTAAAACCTTTGACCCTTGCATCTGATGCCACACTCATTGTAGCAGGAGTAGGGTTTCTTCGTTTTGCTACGTAGTTTTGTCCTTGTACGTACCTGAAGTTATTATCTCTTGAAAGATTATTTGAAAAGTATCTGTAGGCTGTTTCCATATTTGGTAAGCCAAGACCGATTGGGGCTTCCATAGTTCTCAGAGAAGCTCTTGGGGCAGTTAAGTTGGACTCTAAGTTAATTCTCTGAGGTTGAGCAAAACCTGTATCGTCATCCTTATCACTCAACGCACTATATACTTCTGCTCCCTTTTTAACTACAGAAAGAACTGAAAGAACACTATCTAAAAAACTCATTTACCAAGCCCCTATTACTTTGATTATGTTTGATGCTAATGTTGTTTTATTGGCCGCAGAGTAAGCATCTGCATTTGCCGCAGCTTCTAAGGCTTGTATCACTTGTTCGTGCTTTCTTTGTAGCTCTGACTCAGAAGCTGTAAAATTAAAAGTAGCGTTATCTCTGTACTTTTGCCACAGATCATTCATAGCCGTAGCACTCATGTTGTACATAAGTTGTGCGTTTATTCTGTTAGTTTCATTTTGAACTGCAGTATTTGCTGTGTTCACTTCTCGACGCCACTTGACATTTGATTGGTCAATCACATTTCTCATGTTTGCATTGAATTTCTCACGCTGATCTCTCATGTTAGCGTTGAACTCTGCAAATGAATTCTCTTGGTTTATGTTGTATTGTTTGATTGCCACGTCTCTGTTTATGTTTGCTGTGTCAACTTGTACAGCCAATTCAGCAAAGTACTCCTCTACCTGTAGCTCATTCTTTGCGTTGAACTGCTGTCTAGCATTCTCAGCCGCAGCTTCAGTGAATGCCGCTTGAGCCATTGCATTGTACTTTATGGCATTTGATTGTTGTTGTGCATCCAGTTCTTTTATATCAATAGACAGAAGAGCTTGAGCGTTACTTATCGCACCTTTAGTTCTAGCATCAGCATTCTGTCTGTCCAGTGTAGCAACTTGTAGTGCATTCTGTAGGGCTGCTTGCTGTCTGTTATCTAAGTTCTTTAGCTGTATGTTTGCATAAGCACCTGCGTCTCTGGCCGCAATAGAAATACCTGATTCCATAACAGCTTGTGTTAGAGCTGCGGCCGCCATACTAGATGAGCCTAATCCTCTTTGTTGCATTATGGCTGCAACTTTTCTAGTTGCTGGGGATGCCCACGCAGGTAGTGGCTCGCCGTCTTCGATGCCACCAAGTAGTGATTCTAATTGATACTTTACAGTAGCTTTCTCATCAAGCTGTTCTTGAGCAGGATCTGCCATTGCACCCGCAGACAAGGTCGCACTTGATATGTCATCAAGATCAATAAGATCAGCAGCACTAAAATCAGAGGTCGCACCCGCAAAGTCCTGTTTTTCTACGTAACCTACTGCTGAAGCTACAGGAGATGTTATCTGACCTAAGTTTTCACTTGCTACTGGTTTAGCTGTCTGTCCAACTTGAGTTGTATCGATTGTTTTGGGAGTTACAGTTGGAACATCTGTATCTGATAAGAGTTGCCCTTGAGTTCCCAGTAATTCATTTTGTTGAACGCCCTGAGTAACAGGTGTAACTGTCGTTTCTGCAGTACCTAGTTTTCCTGCCAAATCCTCAGTCTTAGTTTCAAAGTCTGGCTTTGTCGGCGGAGTTACTGAGAGTTGATTGGTATCTTGTTCTGCCATATCTTTATCCTTACTTCATAACTATTGCAACAATCAAAGCCACCACCCCAAGTGTACCCACCATAGACATAGCTTCTATTCGCCACATTCTTCTGTCTAAGGTTTCTAGCTTGTCGTTGACTGTTTGGTATCTGATGGCACACTCTTTTTCATGTGCATCTAGTTCCATTTGTACTTTTAACTCAGGCTGCATGTCTAGTTTCATCTATATACCCTTATGGTTTAGGATATTTATTTTTTATAGCTGTGATTGTGCTTTTCCAACCATCTATACCATTGTGGTAGATGTCATCTAATTGTTCTGCAATAAAGGGATACTCTTCTGCTCTTTTGTCTGCGTATGTCATGTTAGCAATTCTATCAGCTTCAGCTTGTGTTTCAGCATCTGCTATTGCTTTCTTTTCTGTAGCAAAGACTGTTTCAAAATTGTAAGATGAAATGTCAGAAATAGTGGCGTTACCGCTATTATCTTTGTACTCAATTTCACCGCTTGCTCCATCCCATTGAATTGCGTGTATGTCATCTGCAACAATTCCCACAAAATTAGCAGAATCTATACACTCTCCATCAATAGAAATTCTTGCAGTGCCTTCGTTTTCACCTTCAAAAACATAAGTTATTTTTGCCATAATTTTTCTCCTTAAATTTGTGGTGCTAAATAGTACCAACCAGTAGCAATATATTTATCGTGTGTATAAACTGCATTACCTCTATGTGTATGCGTCCAAGATGCAGGAAAAAAACACACTGTTCCTTTTTTTGGTTGTATTTTCATACCATATTCTAAAAATTCAGTTTCAGCTTCACCTTCAGGCACATCATTAAGATATATTGTCCATGTTAGCATTCGTGCTGCTTCATTGCTAGATTGCTCAGAGTGCCAATTATGAAATCCCCCTTTAGGTGGAGTTCTTTGTACTTTAATAGCAGTGCTATAATAGTGCATAGGTTCTAGGGATGGGTATTCATCCACGTATTTTTTCAAACCTAAATCTAATATTTCATTTGTTTCTTTGGCTAAATCTAAACAGCCGTAACTTGCGTTATCAAACATAAATGAAAAATCTTTTCTGTTTCCTGCTCCGTTAGCTTCAGAGCCACTCCAAGCAGAAGTTCTACTTTCCAACTGATCAAAAGCTTTTATCATTCTGTCACAATAATCATTAGGTGCTAAATTTTCATAAGCTGAAATAAAAGTAATATTTTTAATTTTTATCATATCGTTCATTTAGTTAATCTCTTATTATTTTTTATTTCTAAAACTTTAGATAATTCTAAAAGGTTTTGGTTAGATTCATTGGCTTTGACCATTTCATTTCTAAATGATTCTATAGCAGCTCCTGCTTGTCTTGACTGTGCAGCATTCTCTACTAAAAGCATTGGTAACCATGCTATAGCACAAGCGTATTCATCAACTTCTTTTCCATCATTAGGATTTGTTCCTTTCATCTGAACAAACCATGCACATTTAAACTGTTTACATTTTTTAAAACTGTTTAAAGGACAGTTATCTTCTACTTTTAATTGCACATTAATCCTTGTTAGCTATGATAAAGTCAACGTATTGTACATTGATTGATGCAGTGGATGCTCCAACAGCCAAGTTACCTGCATTAACATTACCAGATAAAGTTGGGTTACCACTCAATGATGGATTACCACTTAATGTTGGTGAACCTGTCATGCTACCACTTAAGTTATGTCCGTGATTGTGAGCCCCATTATTACCAAAATTTGAAGTTGTTTTAGTAGCATTATTATTACCCCCGTTAGCTGCACTAGTAGATCCGGGGTTTAAAGTGTTAGAACTGTTACGAACTGTAAAATTATGGCTGTGCGATGGTATTGTATTAGCAGACAAAGTTGTATTACTTATATTACCACTTATGCTTACAGCTAAGTTACCAGAACTTACAGCTAAGTTACCAGAACTCACTGCTAAGTTGCCTGAACTTACACTATGATTGGTTGTTGGATTACCACTAATAGCACCCCCTGCAACACTTGGAGTTCCAAATGCTGTTGTAAATGCAGAGCTACCACCAGTTCCCACTGTACCTGTTTGTAGTCTAATTGCTTTGTTATTATGGGTTGTTTGTTTTGTCCAACCTGTAGGTGCGTTTGTTTGTTGGAACAACATTGATGTTCCTGCTGGGAACGGTTCAGCATTATTTACTGCAGTTGTCACGAATGCAGTTGTTGCAATCCTTGTGGTGTTATTACCTGCAGATTGTGTAGTTGTAGTTGGATTACCACCTAATCCTACATCATCAGCTATCTTAGCAGTTGTTACTGCATCTGCTCCAATTTTAGCATTGGTTACTGAACTAGATGCTAGGTGTTCTGCGTCAATAGAACCTGCAACGTAGTGTTCTGAGTTAATTACGTCATCAGCTATTTTTGTACCATCTATAATGTCTGCAGCTAAGTGGACTCTATCGATTGAACCATCAGTATAATGTTCTGAATTTACAGCATTATCAGCTAACTTTGTCCCATCAATAGCGTCTGCTGCAATCTTGGCAGTTGTAACTTGCAAGTTTCCTATGTGAGCAGTATCAATTGACCCATCCACGTAATGTTCAGAATTAATAGAATCATCAGCTATCTTTGTTCCATCTACAATGTCAGCAGCTAAATGTACTCTATCGATTGACCCGTCTACATATTGATCACTATCTACAGAGTTAGCTGCCATCTTATCAAGTGTAACATTAGAGTTTGCTATCTTTGCAGTTGTAACATTGGCATCTAATATCTTTGCAGTTGTAACAGCATTACTTGCTATACCCCCTGCAGCAATCTGAGGTCCTTCACCTGACGTACCATCGTGTGAGTGTCCTGTTGTACCGTTAAACGCTGCCTGTACCGCATCAAACTCGCCGTCAAGATCTGACGCATTGATTACGTTACCATCGGCAATGTTGTTAGCGGTATCATTACGTGTGTAACCTGTACCCATTTTTTATCTCCTAGCGTTAGTAGAATACTGCAGTGTAGCAGCATCTATTGTAAAAACAGCGTCTGTATTAGCTCCTGTTGTTTCGTATAATATTGACACTGTAAATCCTGAACCTATTGTTTGTACTTCGTACGTAGCTTTTTGCTTAACTCCAAACAAAGATGTTCCATAAATACCTGAACCATATGTTATTGATGCCGCTGCATCACTTGATAGTATCGAATCAGGCTGAATACTATCGGGTTGGTCAAAATCAAACTTGAGAGAATACTCAAGATCAAAATCACCATTTACATCTAAATATGTTACACCCTTGTATATTGTCTTTCGTACAGTCGGATCGCCCAATGGGATAAACGGAGTGGCAAACGTAGCAGGTATGTCTGTGCCTGCAAACGAGTTACCTTGTTCCATTTGATATACGAATCCATCTGCGTTTCCGAAGTAAATTCTTTCTGCGAAACCATCATACTCACTGTAAGTTACAAAAGCATTTATGCCACGTGTATCGTTGAATGCTATGCCAGTTTCTAATTGAGTTGCACCAATCCCTTTTGCTGAATCATTGGTATATGTTGAGTTGTATCCAAATATTCTGTATTGACTTTTTTCACGAATAACTGTACTTGTAAAACCATTTGGACTACTACTTATTAAATCAAGTATCTCAACTTGTATTGTTTTAGATACGGCCGCAAGACTAAAATCACCAAATCTATCTGTGGCAGAAAATAATCTAAGTCCATCAGGACCTAAGAATATGATATCGCCACCTATCTCTTGTATTGTATCTTCACCTACACAGCCTAAATCCCTAGACACTGGTTTTAGTTGAAAATCTCCAACACTACTTCCTGCAATTACGTTAATACTATTTTCACTAAATACAATGAGTTGATCTCGGAAAACAATCATTCCTGTTATTGTATCAGCTACGTTTATTATACCACCGCCACTCGCACTTGTAAAGTCTGTATCTGCATAAGGAGCAGAAAAAACTACACTTTTACCGTTTCCAAGAAAAATGTGGTTCTTAAAATTGACTACGAAGCTAGAACCTGATGTATCAGTCGGTAAAGAAGATAGTTGTTCAAATGTAGTACCGTCAAATCTGTAAGGCTTGCCCGTATTATCCACAAGCATAATTTTCTCTGTGCCATCAAAGTCGTACTTGAGAAATCGTACTTTGCCTGATCCGCCTATTGTGACGCCTGCACTGTTATAAGTTGCATTGTCACTTATCTGTGTCCATCCTGATCCGCCTGATCTAAACAGATCATCACCTCTTACAGCATAGACATTACCACCATAACGATGTAGACCTCTGATAACACCTGTGTTACTTACGGCGTTTGTATCAAACTTTTCAAATCCTTCTATTCGAGTGTATCCACCAAATATAGATGGTTCAAAGTTACGAAGTATTCGTGCTGATCCGGGAGCTTGAAATCCCTGTTGATACGGAGAAAGGTTAGTTATCAAACCACCTTTGAATTCAAACGAATGTGTTTGCCACCTATCAGGCATTAAACAGCCCTTGCATATACGTTTTCATTAACAAGTAAAGTTCTCATTTGCTTAAGACCATCTTCAAACTTACGGAGAGATAATGTAGCTGATTCAAGATTGTCTCTGAACATGTACGAGTGATACATTGCACCATCCACAACTACATGCTTGAATCTGAATGGTATTGTTGGAACGTCGTCGTACGTATCTAAGTCAGCAGGAATCATAAAAAATTCATACTCGATTGTGTAAGCTTTGTTTGGCATAGGTGCAACGATGAGATCACCATCTTGTGAGCGAACAATGTATTCAGGAACTGTACCTTTTGTAGTATCTGTTTCACCTTCTTGGTCTATGTATCTGTCTACATATTCATCGTAGCTCATCTGCTTAAGTCTTCTTGCTTCGTTAAGATCTAAGGAAGCGTTACGTAAGATACGGACAGTATCAAAGTCTGTGTACTTTGCGTTTTCTGGTAGAGGGTATCTCAACTCACCTGCAGTAAGAGTTATGTCATCTGTGTTGTGATTGAAGGGCCAACTGAAATGTTTTTGATTTATGTCACGAATTGCAGAGTTTATTGCGTCTTTTACTTGAGAGTAAAACCCATTGGCTGTAGCAAAATTAGAAGATGTAAGTTCTGTCTCATTAAGTCTGCGACAAACTTCATTTGTAAGGGAGAGATAATTGTAAGCCATTAGTTTTTCTCCACGACTCTTATGCGAACCTCTTGTTCACGAATAGTTGCATCACTGGCAGTTACCCGACATACAATTTTATATGTTGTAAACGCAGTGCCACTTCCTAAATATATTGTAGCAACAGTGCTTGTATTTGTACGACTGACAAGCTGTAAACCATTTACAATTTGACTGTTTGACCAAGTCTGCAACACACCATCTGCGTCATATATTTTCCAAATAACTGATGAGATTGTATCAGTATCAAGAAGAGGTTTCCAATTGATTGAGTAATCTAGTTGTTCATCGGGATCTTTATCGGGCCATTTTAATGCCATTAAGCAGCCCTCCTTTGTGAGCTTGTTTGTTGAGGTAGTGTGTTAGCTACGTTTCTTCTATCGTAGGCTGTTGCACTAAATGTTGTTATAACCCCTGTAGCTGTAACTGTGTTTGTAGACATTGTACCTACAACACCTGTACTAAAATGAGTGAAACTATTTGTTAATGTTCCTACTGCACCTGTAGCTGAAACAGATCCGAGTCTTTCTTGAACATCTATTTCAAATCCATCTACTTGTACTTGCTCTACTGCAGTAATCCCTTGAACACTTCCAATAGAATGTGTATTACTATGTGTTAATGTGCCAATTGAGCCTGTAGCAGATACACTAAGTAATGCTTCAGTTGTAGTTATCTCAGGTGTTCCTACTGAAACAGTTCCAAACACCCCACTTATAGGTTCATCAACATTAGGTTGAATAGTTCCTATAGCACCTGTAGCAACGAAACTAGGAGCATCTATGAAAGTAAAAGTTTTTACAAAAGGTCTGTCACCTTTGTTAAGAGTAAATGTTCCTACGACACTTGCAATACGATGTGTATTACTATGTGTTAATGTTCCAATACTACCTGTCGCATTTACACCGACTACAGGTTCTGTTGGATTAGGTTTGATTGTTCCTAAAGCACCTGTAGCAGATACACTGTCAACTAGTTTTGGTATAACTTGAATTTGACCTATTGCAGTTGTTGCTGAAACACCTGTTAAGCGTTCAGAAACATCTATCTCAAAGCCATCTACCTGTACTGTTTCTACAGAGCCAATAAGTTCTAGAGTAGGAAGATTTATAACAGGTGTTACACTGCCATAAATTGCACTACCATAACGACCTTGACCATAAATGGCATCATTTGCACCTAATATAGCACGTACATTTAGAGTGCCTATGTTACCTGTAGCAGATATACTTGATAAAACTTTTTCAAGATTTACAGTAACACCATTTACAGAACCTGTCGCACTAGCACTAAGTAATGCTTCAGTAGACTGACTTTCTATATCTCCTAGTGACGTTGTAGCTTGAACACTTGCAAGTGTAAAAGCAATATTTTCAGTAGGAGCAGAGATAGAGCCTGTCATACCCACACTAGTAATTGATGTATCACTAGAGTGTGTTAGTGTTCCTATACTTCCTGTAGATGCAACTCCTGTTAGAGTTACTGATAAGGTAGCAAAAACACTTCCTAGCTGTCCAGTACCTGATACACTAGCTAATGGTTCGTCAACATCTAAAGTAAGACCATTAACTCCACCTGTAGCTGATACACTTCCTGCTTGTTCGGCTATATTACTCTGTACTGTTCCTAAAGAACTAGTAAGAGCAGGGGTAACATTGAGTGGTTCTGTGATATCTACTTCAAATGCGTCTATATGTAAAGTACGTGTAAGAGCAGTTGCACTGACTCCTGTTAAAGAAACAGTGCCACTTACAAGTCCAAAACTCGCAGTGCCATAAGCACCAGAGCCATATATAGCATCAGCAGTATCGTAGAACGACATGCTCTACCCCTTAAGCTATACGTATTACAGCGTTGGAAGCGTCAGCAGTTGGGAACTGAATAGTCAAGTCACCTGCAGTAGCAGATACTGTACCACCAAAGTCAATAACAGCGATAGCAGAGTTACTGTTTGCAGTGTTATATATGATACAACCATCAGCAGATGTTGTTACGTTACTGAATACCTCATCAGCAAAGTCTACAGTTGCAGTTGTACCATCTACAGCAATAGTTGCACTGTCTAGTACTTGACCACCTGCAGTATAGTTTGTACCGCTTGCTTCGTCAGAGTTACCTGTTACGTCAGAGTAGTTAGTTGTAGCAGCACCATACGTACCTGATGGGGATGCCTTAATAAGTGCTAGTTTAAGTGAATCAGTGTCAAGGTCGTGTAAACCACCTAATAACTCTGATTTAAAACTTGTACACATTGCAGTTGTAATAGCCATTTATCTCTCCTTCGGCTTAATTATAGAGAAGTTTGAAAGAACTCCTCTAGGGATACTGTTATATTTACAGCACTGTTTGCACTTGCAAGACCTCGTATCTTGTCACTACCAATTAAGTACAGAGGATAATCTGTAATCTGTAGTAGTGAGTTTGCAGGTAGTTCAACAAGTTCAGCTAATGTATAGAACGTTGTTGATGCTGCATCGTACCAATCTAAGCTAAATGTAACCAAAGAACTAGAAGCATTGTTAATATATATGCTGTTTACTTCGGTTGTAAATCGTGCAGGCACTGTGTAAATATCTTGGTTGGCTGTTGTTAGTTCTAAAGCAACGGTTCTTTTTTTACGTTCAGCCATGCTTAGTTCTCTATGTAAATGACGTCAAAAGTTGTTGACACTCGTAAGTCAGCATTTGAACTGTCTGCTATCGCACGAAACTCAATATCTGTTTTTTCAGGTATAGGTTGTGGGCAAGTAATATCTTGATGATATGAGCCTTCAAATAAATCAAACTTTTGTTGGGTGCGAAATACACCATTTAATTCTCGTGTAATCATTCTTATCGTAGCAACTTTATTATTTTGTACTGTAAATGCTGTTGTATCTATCTGAAACAAATAAGCTGTGTATCCTGCAGGTACAGTCCATAGTGCCATCAATGTTTGTTGCTCGGCAACAGCTATATAAGCGTAAGTTGTTCCACCATTTGCAATTGTAATGTTTCCTGCAGATGCTGTACCACTCGCAACAAAAGCACGATATACTCGTAAGAAGCTACCTGTCGTTGTTGCAGTTCCTGATGCGTTTAGTGTTACTGTTTCAGATAACTCGTTGTAACTTGCATCTAAACCTTGAATAGTTACTTGCACATCTTCATCTGTAGCACCTGAACTACTTGTCGCTGTCATTGTTACAGCACTAGATGGGTAAGCATATAAACCACCTACATCCCAAATAGTTTCTTCTACGTTTTGTATTTCTCCGTTATATCCAAACTTAAATACACGTTTATGTCCTGCGATAAGTCCACGAGATACTTGTAAAAAGTAAGGGTATGATCCTACACCACCACTAAAAGTAACTACATTTGGGTATGACGTGATGGACATCTATTTTAATTTTTCCGATTCAAGTTTATCTTTAAGTTTACTAACACGTAGATAATCTTCACGTATTCGTTTTAGTCTTGTTGGGTTTCTCAAATATTTGTCTATAGCTTCATTCTGCTTCTGTGTGAGAAATCGAATAGGTTTACCTTTAATTGGTATAAGTATCTTTAAATTTTTTTTTTGTTTTAAGTACTTTGTACACTTTCAAGAACTTTTAATTTTGCGTTTGTTTCTGTTATATCTTTTAGTGCTTGATCTAATACATTTAGGGGAGTATTAGGAGCATTAAGTAAGCTCTCTGCATTCTCAATTTTTAGTTTGTATTGAAATGCTAAAGCTTGTGACGCTAGTTTCTTCATAGGTGTACTCCTTTTAAGGATTATACAGATAGATTAGCTAGATGTCAATCTCTTTGTATCTTCGTACGCCTTTTTAATTTCTTCAATAGTTCGTTTACAACCTATGCAGACATTGTCTTTCAAGGTACAGACACCTACGCACGGACTCAAAATCTTCCCATCCACTTGCCTGCTGCCCACGCTAGGAGTCCTGCAAAGAATAGTACAACTATAAAAGCTATTCCATAACCTACGTATTCCATCAACTCTTCTCTACGCTTCTCTTCCATTTTTTCTTGATAGCGTCTAGATTTACGAGCTTCGGCTTGAAAGGCTTGCCAATCTTGCCACAA